AAAAAAAGATTTAATTTAAAAATTGGCGATAGCTATGTGAACAAGGATAGCAAGATATCAGAAGAAGTATCAGAAGATATAAAAGAGAATGTAAATTTGTTTAGAGAAATGGCGAAAAGAGGTGTGAGAAGATGAGTTTATATGGAGATTGGTGTCCGTACTGCAAAGAAGATTTAGATCCAGAGGATTTATTCGAAGTTTGTGATTGTAGCGGAAATGAAACAGATGAATTATTTCAATGTCCACATTGCCATAAAGTGTTTAGGGCAAGTTTGGAAAGTGTTTTGTCTTTAAGTATTCAAAGCGAAGAAGATTACTTGCAGTATTTGAAGTATCGAGAAAAACAGCTTATAGACAGAATAAAGCATAGTGGCGATAAAGAATATATGAGTTTTTATAAAGAAGAGTTAGCAACTATACAAAAAGACATTAAAAAAAGCAGAAAATATGTAGAAAAAAATGAAAGGGACGAGTGGGAAGAAGATGAAATTTAGAGCAACAATTGATTTTGATATAGCAGATGACTATATGAAAGATGTGTACAAAGATTCTATGGAGTGCTTATCAGATGAGTTTGAAAACTTTTTTAAGCATATTGTGATAACAAATTTTGGTAAGTTTTTCGATGAAAAAATAGCAACTGAATTCGGGATAGAAAATGAATGTAAATGTTATTACAGAGGAACTGATATAAAAGAATTATAGACGGGAAAAACGACTGTGTCCCACTACAAACACAGCCGTTATGAAAAAAATCTTATTCAATGTGATTATATCACGAAAGGACAAAATATGAAAATAAAATTAATTGAATTGAAAATAGAAAACTTTAAAGGTATTAAAAATTTGGTGATTGATTTCGCCAAGACAACACATATAAGTGGGAGAAATGGAACTGGAAAGACAACTGTATTTGATGCGTACAGTTGGTTATTGTGGGATAAAGATAGCGGTAATAGAAAAGATTTTAATATTAAGCCAATAAATGAAAACGGAGACGTTATTCATAATGTTGAATGTAAAGTTACTGGAATTATTGAGGCAGACGGACAACAAATTGAGTTGATGAAAGTGTATAAGGAAATCTGGAGCAAGAAAAGAGGTAGTACACAAGAGACATTTACAGGTAACACGACTGATTATTATATAAATTCTGTACCGATAAAAAAATCAGATTATAACGCAAGAGTGGGCAGTTTAATTGATGAAAAATCATTCAATTTACTATCAAATCCAATTTATTTCAACGCTATTTTAGATAAAAAAGAGCGTAGAACAATGCTTTTATCATTGATTGATGATGTTGACAAAGATGAGATTTTAAAAGCAAATAAGGATTTAAAAGAACTTGATTTGGATAACTACACGATAGACGAATTAAAAGCGATGGCGAAATCAAGTATGAAGAAAATTAACGACGACCTGGAGGATATTCCAGTAAGAATTGATGAGCTGATAAAAAGCAAGTCAGACATAGATTTTGAATCGCTTGAAGTGATTAAAAAAGAAACAGAAGAAAAAATTAAAGAAATAGACGATACACTATCAAATTCAAACGATAGCGTTGAGATAATAACGAAAAAGAACGCAGAAATACAAGAACATATCGATAAAATGCGTGATATAAAAGCAGAAGTTGATAATTTCAATAATCAAGAAGTGTCAAGAGTAAATGCAGAATACGAAAAGAAGAGACAAGCTTTCTATGACACAAAAGAGAGATTGGAAAAAGAAATTGAAAACAGCGAAAAAGACAAGAAATTCAAAGAACAAAACATAGCTATATATCAACAGTCAATCGACAAAAACAATGAAAACTTGAACGCATCAAGAAATAGATGGGTAGAGGAAAACAGCAAAGAATTTAATGAATCGTTAAATTGTCCTGTGTGTGGAAAAGAGTTTGACGAGGATAAAAAAAATGAAATTATAGCTAATTTCAATAAAAATAAGGCTGAAAAATTAGCAGAAATAGAAAGACAGGCTAATAGCATAAAAATAAATATCAACGCGGCTGAAGACGACATAACAAGGATAAAAAAAGAATTTGATAAGATAAACGCCACAATATTAGGTGATAGACAACAGTTAGATTTATTGGGAGAGTTTACAGAAACTAGAAAAGCACCTGAAATCAAACAACTTCCAGATGATTACAAGGAACACGAAAAAGCGATTGAAAAAATAAAAGAAGAATTGAAATCTATTGCAAGTGTTGATAATTCAAGACTAAAAGATTTGAAAGAAAGCTACAAAAGAGACCTTGAACAGATGATACAAAAACTTGCGAAAAAGGATCTCAATGCAGAAATCGACAAAAAAGTTGAGCTGTACGAAAAAGAAGAAAAAGACTTAGCAAAAGAGTACGAAAACAATCAAAGAATTGTGTATCTGACAGAAGAATATATCAAGATTTACACAGATTTAGTACAAGACAAAATCAATGAAATGTTTAAAGATGTTAAGTTCAAATTATTTGATACGCAAGTAAATGGCGGAATTGTTGAAACGTGCGAAGCAACAGTAAACGGCGTGCCTTATTCAGACGTAAATAACGCAGGAAAAATCAATGCAGGACTAGATATCATAAACACGATATCAAAGAAATTAGATGCAAGTGTTCCAATCTTTGTAGATAATGCAGAAAGTGTAAACAAAATAATAGATACAGACGGACAAATCGTGAAGTTGTTTGTATCGGATGATAAAGAATTAGTTGTAAAAGGAGAATAAAAAAATGAGTAACGAATTAGCAAAACAAGAAAAGACAATCGTAGATAGCGTACAAAAGAGAATAGCAGAAATGCAAAATAGTGGGAGCATTGAACTTCCAAACAACTACAGCGTAGGTAATGCGTTAAAGAGTGCGTATTTGATTTTACAAGAGACACAAACTAGTGGCAAAAAGCCAGTGCTACAAGCTTGTACTCAAGAAAGTATTGCAAATAGTTTACTTGATATGGCGACACAAGGACTTAATCCAAGCAAGGATCAATGTTATTTTATAGCTTACGGAAACAAATTGACGATGGAAAGGGGCTATTTAGGGACTATAGCTTTAACTAAGAGAATTAAAGGCGTAAAAGATGTTAAAGGATATGCGGTCTACAAAGATGACAAGTTTGAGTTGGGATTTGACATTCTCACTGGAAAACAAAAAATATTGGAGTTTTGTCCAGGACTTAATCGCGATCCTAAAAATCTAGTCGGAGCGTTTGCATTGATACTTGGAGATAATGAGATTTTGCACACTGAATATATGGATATTAATCAGATTCATAAAGCTTGGGAACAAGGAAGTATGAAAGGAAATAGCGGAGCACATAAAAACTTCCCTGACCAAATGGCTATAAAAACCGTTATTAATCGTGCTTGTAAATATTACGTATCTACGAGTGATGATAGCGATAAGATTGCAGAATTTATGAGCAAATCAGTTGAAGATACAGATAGAGAATTAGAAGAAGATAAGAAAGAATTTGCAAACAAGGAAGTAGTTGAAATAGAAGATGTTCCTGAAGATATCGACGAAGAAACAGGAGAAATAATCGAAGCTGAGATTGAAGAAACAAACAATAATCAAGCACCATTTTAGGAGCGTGAAATGATTGATGTTAAAACCATTGGGTCAGGTAGTAGTGGAAACTGCTACCTGGTCAATATAAATAATACAAAGATATTACTTGAATGTGGACTAACTTTTAAGAAGATACAAAAGGATTTGGGTTACAGGGTGTCTGAACTAGATGCTTGTTTGGTGACACACGAGCATATGGATCACGCCAAGGCTGTAAAAGATTTGATGAAGGCAGGGATTAATTGTTACATGACTAATGGAACGGCTGAGGCTTTGGGAGTTAAAGGGCATAGGTTGTGTTTATTAGAAAAACACGAAGAAAAGCATAAGTACAAACTTAGAGGGTTTAATAATTTGTCTATATTGCCTTTCAAATCGATACATGATGTAGCTGAACCAGTAAATTTTTATATAAGGGATAGGTACACAAATGAAAGCGTGTTATTTGCGACTGATACGGCTTATTTGACCGTTAAAATACCTGAGGATATAAATGTACTAATGATTGAGTGTAACTACGTTAAAAGGCTGATAGATGAGCGTGTAGACGAAAGTGAAATCAATGTTAGTTTAAGAAATCGTATAGTTAAAAATCATATGAGTTTGGAAACTGTTCTAGAAGCCTTAGATAGTGTCAGAATGAGCAAATTAAAGAAAGTGTATATATTACACCTTAGTGATGGTAATAGCGATGAGAAATTGATAAGAGATAGTATAGAAAAGAAAATAGGGGTACTAGTAGAGGTATGTTAGGAGGAGTAAATGAACAGTGTAAGTTTGATGGGCAGATTGACAAGAGACCCAGAATTGAGATATACGGCGAATACACAAATGGCGAATGCGAGGTTTGTGGTAGCAGTAAATAGAAAACTAAGTAAAGAAAAAAGACAAGAGGCAGAAAGTAACGGATATCCGACGGCTGATTTTATTAGTTGTGTGGCTTGGGGGAAAACAGCGGAGAATATAGCTAATTATTTTAAAAAAGGAAATAGAATTGCAATTGTTGGTCATATACAAACTGGCTCTTACGAAAACCAACAAGGACAAAGGATTTATACAACTGATGTTGTTGTAGATAGTTTTGATTTCGTTGAGTCAAATAGCAGTAGTAGCACAACTAATCAAGGATATAGCAATCCAGTCGATTTGGGTATGAGCGGTCAAGAATCATTTGATAGCGAGTTACCATTTTAGGTGATGTAAATGGCTTACGGTTGGATTAGTATTCATCGAAAAATACAAGATGATTGGTTATGGGAAGAAAAGCCATTCTCGAAAGGACAAGCCTGGATTGATTTGTTGCTGATGGTTAATCATGATGATAACACGATTATTTTTGATGGTAAACCAATGCAAATCAGTAGAGGGTGTTGTATAACGTCGATGCAAAAATTGTGCGATAGGTGGGGGTGGTCGAATACAAAAGTTAAAAATTTTCTAAAAATTTTAGAAAAAGATGAGAAAATTTTGCTAAAAATAGCACCACGAAAAGCGACAGCCCTAACCATTGTAAATTACAGCAAATATCAAGATACGGACATCAGCAAAAACACAACAGAAACGTCACGAGAGCATCAGGAAAGCATCAGGAAAGCATCAGGAGAGCATATAAACAATAATGTTAATAATGTTAATAATGTTAATAATAACACTAGGGGTGCTGTTGAGTCAGAAATTAATTTAGAAAATCCACAACTAAAAGAATTAATACAACTGTATCAGAATTGTGGTTTTGGTTTGATCACTCCATATTCAGCAAAAGTACTAAATGATTACATGGAAAAATATAGCTTTGAATGGGTGAAAGAAGCGATTGAGATTTCTGAACAGAATGGAATTAGAACACTGGCTTATATTAGAGGTATTTTGAACAAGAAAAAGACTGCTGCAGATAAACCTAAAAACAATTTTCGAAAAAAAGAGACGTACTATAGACCTAAGCAACAAGAAGAAATTAAAAAAGATAATCAGTTCAATAATAGTTTTCAGACTATGCAAAATGCTTTTAGCAAGATGAGAAAAGAAAAGGAAAAAGAGAATGCAAAGTTACAGTAAGTATAGAGCGAAAAAGACTGTAGTTGACGGTATAAAATTTGACAGCAAACGTGAAGCGGAGAGGTATTGCGAATTAAAGTTGTTGGAAAAAGCTAAAAAAATTAGGAATCTGGAACTACAACCTAGATTCCTACTTCAAGATAAATTCAAGGATAAACAAGGGAATACACATCGTAAGATTGAGTATGTTGCAGACTTTTTTTATATCGATAAGCAAGGAAGAAATGTTGTCGAAGATGTTAAAGGCGTTTTAACTGATGTGTATAAAATAAAAAAGAAAATATTTTTAAAAATTTATGATGAACAATACGGTTTTAAGGAGATTAAGTGATGGAAAAATATATTTATGGAATGAGATTAAGAGGTTGTAGTATTGGTACACAACCTGATGGATTTGAAATTATAGAAAACACGGTTAAAGATAAGTATTATGATTTATTAGCTTATGAAAAGCCATTGACTGATGAAGAACTTAAAGAATATGAGCTTGATTATATAGGAGTTATAGGCAATGGCGAAATGGAGTAAAGAAGAAACTAAAATTCTTGAAGATACTATTATTGAAAATGAGGGTATGGATTTTAAGGATTTTATTGAGCTGATGATGAAAAAGGTTAATCGCTCTAAAAAAAGCATAAGTTCTAAAATGACAAGCGATTTAAGAATTGATAAAATGTTGAAAAATTACAGAATTACTAAAAGAAACAGGAGAAAAAACAATAATTCATCAATTAACGAAACCATAAAGAAATTTAAACTTGGCAATAATTATGAAGTTAGCAACTACGGAAATATGAAAAACATGGGATTAGATAATTGGACTAGACGTGCTAAGTTGATTAGCAAGACCGATAGATTTTGTGTATTTGATTTAGGCAGTAGAAAAGAGTGCTTCTTGTGGACTTGTTACGGTTTAGATTGGAAAGTCAGAGGTATTAAATGAGAATTAAGAGCAGTAATACATTCAAAGTAAACAGAAAAAAGCTGTTAAAAAATGCTGATAATATAGGGTTAGAATTTAAAGAAACTGATTTAGGATTAAGAGCAATCAGAGATTATGGAGATAAAGAAAGTTATAGATTTGGTAGTAATAACGCTATAGTTGCAATATTGGAAAAAGACACTCTCAAATTATTACTCACAAGTTATAGTGGTATTTGTGGATTTGAATTTGAAAAAGGCGATTTGTTTGGTAAAAAAATTGAGTGTTACGGTGATGTTTACGACTGTATATTGATGATGGATGTGTTGAAGTTGCTAGCTCATTGTATCGTGGAGGTGATTGATTAATGAAAACTAATGAATTTATAAAAGCAGTTGAGAATTTAGGATTTTGTATAGAATATTACAAAAATCCGTTTTCTAACATCAAATCAAATTGTGCTTATGATTTAATTACTATATCCGTTAATAATCAAGTTCTAGTTAAGGTTTGGACGAATTGTCAATACGCAATCAGCACCGTATCAGATGGGCACTTAGACTATTTATATGGGTATGATGTTGAGGAGCTATATAAATTATGTTTTGAATATGCATGTACATCAGTTGAGGATAGGGAAGAAGAAAAGGAATTTTATCTAAAACATAAGTGGATAAAAGGATGTGCAATAATGTATCTTTATCGTAATGAACTAAATGGATACTGTTGAGTAATAATTTAAAAATCAAATCGGCATTTGTGGGTTTTTGGCTCATAGGATATATGTTAGGAGTGGATAAATTGACTTTGATTTTTTCTGTTGTTT